GTTCCTTCAGGATTATATATATGAATACTTTCTGCATCTAATAAAGGATTATAGTCAGGTTGAAAATAATCTGTTCCATCGGGGTTCATTATATGAATAGTTTCTAACTCTTCCAATGGATTCTCAGGACTTATAAAATTTGTAGTTCCTAATGGTGGAAAAACTGCGGATTGGTATTCCGTATCATTTCCAGATGTACGATTAGGTGTAAACCCAGTAGCCTTATCCTCACCAAAGTATTCACCTTGTTTCACTCCTACCTTTGAGTAGTCAAAACTTGTAATATCTGTTATCATATCTATAAGTGCCATTATTATTCCTTAGTTAATCCCTCTACTTTAACACCTGTTTGGTTGTTTGCATCTATAATTTGTTGTAACAATATCACAGATTTCTCTTGATATTCTTTCATTGAATCCGCACTCATACCCTGTATCTCTAACATTCTTCTAAATGTATCTCCATCTTGTTCATCTTGTAAAGATACTTTTTCTTCTATTAATTGTTGTCCATCTGTATCAGCTGTTGCAACAGCGACATTTGATGAAGCTTCATCAACCATAGTAGTCATGTCTTCAGTAGCGTCTTTATTCGCCTTACTTATATCTCTTGCAGCTAATCCTGCATCTATTGCGAGAGATGCTGCCGTTCCAAGTCCAGGAATTATTGAAGCAGCTCCACTAGCAACTTCTCCCAATGCACCTGCCCAATCACCTTTCATCAATCTACTAAATCCAAATCCAAGTCCAGCAACTGCACCCAAAATAGGTATTTTCTTTAAAGCACCTTTCATTACGGCCTTACCTGCTATTTTTGCAGTTCCTTTTTTAACCGCTGATTTGGCTGCTGCACCATAAACTTTTTTACCAGTTGATTTCATCACAGCACCACCACCTGCTTTAGTTAATGCTTTTCCACCTGCAACTGCTAAACTAGCCTTACCTGCCAACTTAGCACCACCTCTTTTCAGGCCTTTCATCATTCCTTTCATTCCTTTTCCACCAAAACCTTTAAATCCCATAAATTGTGCAGCTGTATTTAAACCTACTGCTGTCGTAAGTATCCCTAACGCAATTATTAACGCCTTCATTACTACTTGTGCGGTATCAGTTGCATTTGCTAATTTTTCTTGTACATTCTTTTGTTGTTGTTTAATATCTTTGTCGGCATCTTTTACTTCCATCTTACCACCTGCCAACTTACTCAATTCATCTACTGAAACTCCAATTGAATCTGCCAATGCTCTTCTTTGAAGAACATTCATTTTTTCTAATTCAGCTTTACCACCAATCTGTTTTACCACATCAGCAGCTGCTCCAGCAATATCACCACTAAGTGCAAGTTCTCGAGCCTTATTATAATTTAATTGTTTACCAATTAACATTGAGGCTTCCATTTCTTTCTCTATGGAAGATTCAAAGTCTAATAAGGAATCGGCTATTTTAGCGGTAGTTGCTAAATTTAATCCTAACTTTCTTGCCTGAACTGCAGCCTTAGCTATATTTTTTCCACCATCTAAACCAAACTCAGCAAACATTTCTGTATTTGCTGCAATGTCATTCATAATAGCTCCAGGAGCAACATTATTTGATTCTGCTAACGCAGCTGTAAATTCTAAGGTTGCTTTTGCACCTGCTTCACCAGCTGACGATATTGATTCCATTGCTTTAAAAACTTGAATACCTGTTTCTGAAGAAACACCAAGTGATTTTGACATCAATCCAAAATATTTTACATTTTCCTCTGTAACGGCACCTACTCCACCCAAATTATTTGCTAATTCTCCTGCAATTTTTGTACCATCGATTCCCAATACTGAAAGTGTTGTATTAACCATAGTCAAATCTTTAGCCAACCTAATAGATTGGTTAGCTGAAGTTCCCAATTCGTCTTGAAAATCAAAAGCTTGTTTAACTCCCATACCAAGTATTTTAACAACAGCCACTAAAGAAGCCAACATTAAAATAATTGGATTCTTGAACATAGCTTTTACAAATAATCTAGCCTGAGCAACCATACTTGACATAGCACCTACACTCAAACCTAAGTTACCAAGTAATTTATCTTGTAAGTCATTCTGAATTTGAGTTTCTGATGCTATTTCTTGGTTTGTTTTTAAGATATCCTGTTGGGTTGAAAACTTCTTTGCTGCTGTTTTATATTGTTTGTCGGACATCTTTGAATTATCCTGTTGAAGTTTTTTCATCGCCCTCGCCAACTTTTTTTGTTTCTCTTGAGAAGCTGCTATATCATATTGTTTAGCTGCATATTGATCACCAATTTCTATTAATTCTTCAGCTGAATCGGAAATTGTTTTAGCTGACTTTTCCTGTTTTTTTAATAACTTAAGCTCTTCACCCTTACTCTTTAAGTATTTCTTATGAGCTTCGTAAGCTTTACCTGTTTTCTCAGCAGCTTTTGTAGTTTCTTCAGTAATCATCTTTTCCATTTCAACTCTTTTCTTAGTTAAATCTTTAAGTGATTTCAGTTCTTTGGGTGTTAGCGCCATAATTGTTTACTTTTTTTGTTAGTTAAATTTTAGTAGCCTAAATCTTTAAGAATTTGATCGGCTGCCGCTACTGGGTCTTTTTTAATCTGTTTTACAAACTTTGCATGTTGTGCATGCTTCTTTTTCATCATCTTTTCTATATCTCTATCACTTTGCCCTCTAATTGACTTTTCAATAGATTTTACAAAAGATGATAAAATGCCTTCTTTATGAAGTTTATGTAATACCTTCTTTGAATTCTCGTTAAATTTATATTTCATAATGAAATTCCTTACTATTAAATTGGATGGGTTTTATCATTAATAAATATCAAATACTAAGATTTTTGAAACCTTTGCTTAGGTTGATGTTTGTCTATTTCTGCGTTTTCTTTTTGCCGAGTATCAACTAATAATTTAAGGTAAAATCTCCTTAAATATACTGGCATAGTGTAAATTTCGGAAAAGGTGAATCCCTTTCCATGATAAATTATATTGTAAATTTCTTCGTGAAGTTCTTTTTTATAATTCGGACTCAGGCCAAAAAAATCGTACTCCTATCGGTATATTCACCGTATGGAGTTCTCCTATTTGACTTTCATATTCACATTCAAAATTTATATCAGGTGTTACCGAATTGTATTTTTTACGAAATGCTTTTGTGTCTAATGATAAGAACTGATTATCAACAAAATTATTAATAGTTTTTCGTTCAGTTTCACCATCAACTGAAATAATTTGTTTCTTTAAACGAGTTGTTAATTCATTTGATACTCCAGTTACCTTTGATAACTTATCAAATGCTTTAACTTCTTTTTCAATTTCTTTCTCGTCTTTATGTGTGAGTAATTTAAACTCAATTTTCTTTTTAGTATTAGGTAAAGTAAATGAAAATTTATTTTCTTTTGCACTTTTAAATACCTTTTCATCTATTTCTTTATTCTTTAACGCTGTTAGATCAAAAGTATGTTCTACCTCAAGACCTGTATCAGGGTCTTCAATTATTACTGTATAATCCTTACCATATCCTAATACTCGTGTACCTACCATAAGTGCATTTTTATCACCAATTAGTAAATCATCTAATTTAATTTTAGGGTCTGCGATAATATTTTCTAAAAGTTTATCTATTACTACTCCCTTTTCAATTAAATTTGTGGAAGTTAAGATATCTTCCTCTTTTGCTGTCATATATTTGACATCGATTGTTCCTGAACGAAGTGGACTATCCTCTGAATAGAGTGAACCATTTGATGGTAGAGCCAAAACTTCGGTCGGAAAATCGTACTGATTTTCAGCCATTTTTATCTCCTATGAAATGTGTTTAAAACCATTATAATAATAACTATTGTTTTCTTTTACAAAAATGTAATTTATTTTGGTGTTGCAAATTTCTCCGCGGCTGTTACACCTAATCCTACTACTGAAATGTACATAAAACATTCAAGTATTTGTTCTTTGATATCAAAACCAAAAAATGTATTTGCACCCCACGACAAAACTAACATAAAGAATGATGCAAAGCCGATAAACCTTTTACTTGAGATTTTAGCGTCGTCTGATAACATCTCTTTTATAAAATTCATAATATCTTCCTTATATGTATTAGAACGATAGTACTGCGTAATCGTAACGAAGTGTTAACGATATGTCAGCGACATCAGTTCCATTAGCAAAATCTAAATCGTTGAAGTTAGCGGTTTGTATGAAAGCACCTTTCAATACCCATTCCTCAACTTTATCACCAACTGGACCTAAAAGATTAAATTTAATCTCTTTCTTATAAAAATCTGAATATCCATCACGACCTGTTACTGATTCGTGGTGTAATCTTACCCATTCCATTACTGCTTGAGCTCCACTTGGAACGATTGGATCATATAGAGTTACTTCTAATGGCTCCCATGTACCTTTACCTTTGATAAATCGTTTAACATTAATGTGATTTAATTCAACTTCTTCAAAAGTAATTTGTGGACGATTCATAGTCTTCACAAAATAAGAAGGTATTCCGTCAATGTACATGACGAAACGATTTTTAGTTTTCGGTTCAAACGGTGTAAAAAAGATTTCGTCTGCTGATAGTATGTCGGCCATTTTATTCTCCTAAATTAATTGCCGTTAATTTTTCTTCGATAATAAATATCATAAAAGTAAAAAAAATGAATCTACACCTATTATAATTATACATCATTATTCGAAGTTTTTTAGAAGTTTTTTCTATAGAGTAAAAAATTACCCTAAAAAGAATTTGAGACATCCCGACTTTTTGACTTTTTCCTCAGAAATGAAAAACCCACACTCAAAATTGAATGTGGGCTCTTCTTTATAAGACAGTATTTTTATAAGTTAAACTTACTCAGGGAATGCTGCCCCAGTTGGTTGAACAACAAAATCCAACACAATGAACTCTGCAGTTCTTGTAGGTTGAATGAAGATTTGTCCTCTCAACTCATTTCTATCAACAACATCTGGTGTGTTGTTAGAATCGTCCATCACTACTTTAAATGCTGACAATCCACTATTAGCTTGAACTGATTCTAAGAAAGGATTAACTATTCCTAAGAATCTGTTTCTTGTTGCTGCTGTGTTTTGTTCGAACACCAAGTATCTTGAAGATGAAGCAATGAATTTACGAAGTCTAATTAATAGTCTTCGTACATTGATTCTATCAAGAGCTGATGGTTTTCCCTGTAATGTTTTTTGTCCAAACACTACAACTCCTTGTCCTGGGAAAGAAGCAATTGGGTTAACACGACCTTCATACAAGTCATCTCTTTCTGTATGTGTTAGTCTTGTTTGTGCCTCTAATACACTTCCTAATCCACCACGATTTAAACCAGCAGGTGCGAACCATTCGTGTGCTACTTGGTCTGTAAAACTAATTACACCAGGTAGTACAACTGAAGGCGGAACCCAAGTTGGTTTGTTATTCGAAGTATCAACTATTTTGACCCAAGGATAATAAGTTGCTGCATAATTCGTATCAAGTGCTTTTATATCACTAACTGCATTTGCTACTGAACGGCCATATCTTGAACCATCAATAACATAAAAAGCATCTGCACGAGATTCGAGTTTACTAATTGCATGTTTCGTAACAGAAGAGTGATATTCATGGATAACACCAGGTGTTGCCATTAAATTAATATCATATTCATCTGGATTACTTACAGCATTAATTGCTCTTTCGTATGCCTTAGAACCACTTGCGGAAGCTCCACTACAATCAAGTCCTTGTGTATTTGTTGCAACGATATTAGTACCTGTTGCTTTTAATACTGAAGGATCTTGTCCGTCAAATCCACCTTGAAATGGAACAACGAATTTTCTCTGTGCTTTAGCAGATAATGCAAGTGTAATTGCTTCTAAAGCAGTTGATTCTTGTGTATCACCAATTGAACCTGCAGATGCATGTCCTAACATATTTTCAAGTGAAAATGCTGCATTCTCTCCTGAACCTGCACTTGCTGGTGATGGTGCTAGATATTGTTTGTTATTTTCGTTTGCGAAATCCCAACCATAATATACATTTTGATCAAAAACTCCAAGAGTATTAGTCTGTGCAGTTACGAAACTTGCACTTGGTACTGTTGAAGTTCCAAGTGAAGGATTAGTTGCTGCTGCAAACCCATGTGGTACTAATGCTTCATTAATACCTTCAAGATTTGATTCCCAATCACTTAGATAAATGTGAACAGATTGATTTGGCCAATCACCATTGTGTGTTAATTTGCCTTCTGAATCAATTGTTACATATCTATCACCAATTTGTCGTGGTGCGAATTGTTTTGAATCTGGATCAAAGTTTAAATTAGTAAATGATTCAAGTACTGTACCATCATCAGTTTCACCTGGATTATTTTTCAACACATGAAGTGCGAATGAACTATAATCACTACCAGGAACATTTCCTGCTGCAGTTAAATCTGATATTCCAATTTTGAACTCTGAAGTAACATCCGAACCATGTGAACGAGTGTTAACTTTAAAAAGATTCTTTCTTCCACCACCACTTAATTGTGATATAATATAAGGTGTGGTTGCTACTGCATAATCATGAGTGAAATCTTCACCAGATGATGCAGATGCTGCACTACAACTTACATTTGCATCAAATCCGTAACTTGATACATAGTGTTTGTATTCTTTATACACATATACATTTGTGTTTGTTGTTTGTGGGTCTGACCCAAAAACTTTTGTTATGTAATTATCTGAACCAGTATCAAATGAAATTGTTTTCGCAACACTATTAATTGTTAGTGTAGTTGAATTCCAATTTGCACTTGCGTCAACTGTTGTCATTGCAGCTGCACCCAAATTCAATGAACTATTAGCTCTTGAAGGGTGTAATACTGCAGCAACACGAGTTCCGCCACCAGCAGCTGTTCCAGCTGCTACTAAACTTAATCGTATTGAACTTGGTTGATAACCACCTAAACCTAATACACGAACTATCGTAACAGAAGGTGCATTTCTCAAATATTCTTGAACTGTCATGGGTACATAGAAGCGACTATCCACATCTCCAAAGACATTCTGAAATTCCCCAAAACTTGAGATTTGAGTTGGTACAAATGCTGGCCCTTTTTTCGTTGGACCAATTATAGCTGCACCAATTTCAGCAATACCTTGTGGAAGAAAGGATAAGTCTTTTTCTCTTGTAAACACTCCAGGACTTACTATTCTTTCAGCCATTTTATTCTCCTAATAAGGTTTATAAATTATATATATCGGAACGATATACTTCGATTAATAAATATCAGTTG